CCATATAAAGGCCAAAGTAGAACTCGGTGAGCTTGTATGCAAGCGTCAAGTAGATGAAACCCCAGGAGGAGAGCACCAAGGAGATGAACTGCCCCAGCTTGTAGAGGCTCGTCTTGCCGCTCTTGTCCAGTAGCAAATCCTCGAAGTTGAAACGCCTCTCCCGATTCCGTGTCGTACTCCACGCCAACCAGATGGCCACCGCAACAGCACAGGCGAGGATAGCCGCCATGGGGTCGATGTTCTTGAAACATGCGAGTACCTCGTTCATAGCAGCCCCCGGGTATAAACGACGCCCACGGGGCCTTTCGTTGCTGTCAGCACATCTCGCCGGTTCTGGTCACTAAAGGAGATATGCACCCACTGCCCGAACTCCATGATGAGTTGGTCAAACTCGACGAAGTCGGGGTTCTTGGCCAAGGCGCGCGCTACGTCGAGCGGCGTGCCGTACTCGGGGGCGATGAAGTCGCACGCGAGCCCCTGGACGTGCTGGCTGTTGGTGGCTCCGCGGACCCCGGCATTGACCTTGGGGCTGCGGTACCCTGAGATGGGAAGAAGGGGCACGGATAGAACAAGGCGCACCCGCTCAAGCCCATCTGCAAGCACATGGAGGTTCGCAAGCACGTCGGCATTCGGCCGGTTGTCGATTCCGTTACGGGCAGCGTACTCACTGTGGGTCAGCTCCTCGAGGGTGAAGTGTTGCGTCAGGTTCATCGCGGCCTCATCGGGGCGGCAGTGATCTGGATGTGGCTATCCACCTTCGCCTCTACCTTCTCGAACCGGGCATCGACCTTCGTCTCGAGGCGGGCCAGGGCGGCCTCCAGCCGGGCATTGGCCGCGGTCTGATTGGCCAGCTGCACCTCGAACTTCTGCGTGGTGCCGTACAGGACGATCAGCCCGACGACACCGGACACCACAAGAGACTGCAGCATGTCGCCTACCCTGAACTGTACCGCCGGCGTGCCCGGGTCACTCAGCCGGCGGCCGACGACACCGAGCCAGGGGATCATGTCACTGTGCGCCGCCAACACCTGCTTCCAATCGCTCACTTTTCATACCCCATCAATGGGTTCCAGGAAAAAACTCGGGGTGCAATGTCGACCTTGCGCCGGGCCATATCTTCGGGGTCTAACCCGCCAGTGGAGAGGTAGAAGTCCAGGAGGTCCTTCAGCTTGTACCCACGGTAGAAGCGGAAGCACCGGCCCGAGCTGCCCCACTGCTTCACTGTGTAGCGGCACAGATAGCTGCGGCCATTACGGTCATAGACCGTGATGGTTAGGTCTCCGGAATGTCCAGGTCGATTGCTAGTCTTGGGGTCGCCGACGAAGTCGATCCGGACAGCGGTCTGTGGGTCAAACCCAAACCAGTGGTCCAGGCTGTTGGCGTTGCGATAGCACCACTTGACGCGCCACAGCCAAGACCTAGCCGCTGCATCGTCCGCAGGGTGGTCGCTGAGATCGGGGTTAATCCAGTAGGGGTCGCCGTTAATGCCATACGTGTAGTCCTCATACAGTTGCAGGAAACGGTTCGGCATCCGGTCCCAGCTCTTCGGGATGAACGCGAAGACAAGCGGGGCCGTCAGCAGGATCCACAGCTCGACAAACACCTTGAGCAGCGCGTACAGCATCACGGCTCTCCGTAGATGGCCGGCCAGCCGGCGCGCCAGTCGTACGTCTCCGGCGTCAGTGAGTCGGTGAGGGCCTGCTTGTGCGCCCGGGCGGCTTGCCGGCAGGCCTTGTCGTGGGCGACGTAGGCTTGCGCAATGTCGGCCAGCAGCACCGGCGTAACGCCCACCTGGGCATCGTCCATGTCCTCGATCTTGGTGTTCGCCGGTAGCGCGGCCGAGAGCCCCGTGAGGATTGCCACCTGCATGCGTCCGATCGTGTCCGAGTCGAACCAGTTGGTACCGACCAGGACGCCCCCCTGCATGCGGCGCCGCTGCTCCATGCGGATCTGCGCCTTGATCTCCTTGCGCACCTGGGCCGGCACCAGGTCGTCGATCAGCGCCGGGTCAATACCTTCGGCGAGCCGGAACTGCGAGCCGCCCTCGGGGAGGTCACGCCGCACGATCTTGCGCTCGAGGTCCACATACTGCCACTTGGCCATGTCAGCGTCTCCAGCCACTGTTGAACATCTGGCTCAGCGGCCCGGCATTGAACATGCCTTGCCGGCTGCCGTAGCCGCCGCCCCAGTTGGTCTGCTGCGGGCGGAAGCCCTGCATGCCGTGGGTCTCGTCATACAGCTCACTGCCACCGGCGTACATCCGCCCAGGGATTTCGCCAGGTTGAGGCCCAACAAACCCGCGGTCATAAAACGGGTCCGCGGGCATAGCCCAACCGCCGCTGGACCCCACGCCATAGCCTATGTGTGTCCCGTATGGCGCGGCAGTCGGGGGTCCGTAGCTACCGCTGCTGCCCCGCTGTTGCATGAGTTGTTGCATGAGCTGCTGCAAAGCGCCGAGGCCACCGAACTGCCCGCCGCCGAACGTGCTGCCAGAGTTCCACTGCGGGGGTTGGGACACCGCCAGGGGCTTCGTGCTCTCCATCTGCGGATTGGCAGCACCGTACTGGGCCTGGGTCATGGTGCCTTGGGCCTGGCCGATGATGTTCGACGGCCCCGCCGGTGCTTGTTGGCCCTTGTAGTTGTAGAGCCCGCCGTTGCCACTGGGGGTGACGTTCCAGCCTTGCGTCGGCTGGGCCGTGCGGATCTGCCCGAGGCCATTCACCTGCGTACCGGCGGCGCCATTGGCCCAGATGTTCGCGCCGTCGGATCGCCCCTGGTCCAAGGTCTGCGCCATGATCTGGCCCGCGGTGCCCTGCGCTGCCGGGTTGTTGTTCATGGCGGTCTGCAACTTCTGGATATAGTTCTGGTCTCCGCTGGCCACAGCCCGGCGGTAGTCGGAGCCCCAGACAGGGTCATTTGCGTAGTCGTATGCCATCGTCGTTGCTCCTTCTTAAAGTTCGTAGTCCGCAGTCCAGTGGATCGCGGCGCTGCTGCCGGCGGTCGAAGCCGCGGCAGAAGTGCCGTTGAGGAAGAACCCGGTCTCCGATGGGCTGCTGGCCGTCGAGGCAGACCAGTCCGTCGAGCCGGTGATGTTCCGGAACTGGGCGTTGGCGGCGGCCGGGTTGTAGAGGGTGATCGTCGGGGTGGCCCCAGCTCGCTTCCGGGTCTTGTAGGAAACGCTGAAGGTCCCCTGGGCCGTGCTGGCACCAACGACTTGAAGGAATCGAGTTTCACCAGTAGCTATGCCGACGTTCTGTGCCGGTATGGTGGCGAGGGCGAAGGACTTCTCGTAGAAGCGTTGGCACCGCTCCAACTCAAAAGCCCGGTCAGGCGGATAGATAGCCGTAGGGGTTACGGTGCCCTCTGTTAGAAGCACCCCCAAAAAGACGACACTCTCTGCCGAGCCTCCCGTAGTGCCTGGATTGGTTACCGTTATGCGTACAGCACGCTCACCACTATAGAAAGCTGCTCCGTTGGTGAAGTTAAGCACGGTCATATGGACGCCGTTTGACAGACTTACCGACGTGCTTGCCACTATGGTTTGGCTGCTCCATGTACCGGCTATCAAGGCCGCGGGCGTTTCATTGACGCCGTTACCATAGATATGCGATATGGTCATGGTGCCGCCTGCGGTAATGTTGTTTCCATACCACCAGACGGCTAACGTGAATTTCTGTCCTACCGCAAAACTCCACGGGGCCTGATACTCCAAAACTTGGACTAGCTCACTGTTCCCAGCAGAAGTGGTGCCTGCTGCGCGAGTAAGTGAAAACCCCGGACCGGCGTAGTATGAGGATGGGTTATAGTATGTACCCGTCACGTTGGTAGGCGTCGAAACATACCAGCGATCAGGACCATACCCCGCAGTCGAGGCAGGAAAAGTCCCAAACCCTCTCCGTTGGTCAAACGTAAAGTTACCGTTTATGACCGTGTTGTAGTAGCGGGTATCTTCAGTGACACTTGCCAGAAATGCATCCACCATGTTGGTGCCGTCACACTTGGCTACGCCGCTAGCGTTCGGTAGAAGCTCATAGCCGGTCCCCGTCACGCCCTTGAACGTCACCGTCTGCGTGCTGCTGTTGGTGAGGTACCAAATGCCCACGGTGTTCGGCACCGTCACGGTCACCGCCGCGGCGGGAGAGCCGGTGAAGTTGATTAGCTGGTTCAGCGCCTGAGCGGCGGTCAGTGCGATCGTGCCGCCGGCGGTGACCGACTGGCTCAGGAGCGTGTAGCCCTGGACCGCGCGGCCGTACCCGACCGAGAACCACCCGGTGCCGTTGCAGATGATGATGGCTGACTCACCCGACCGGATGTCCTTCGTAGTCTGCCCGTCGATCGTCTCTGCGCCGTTCGGGTCGATCGTGATGATCCCGGAGCCTGAGTTGCGGATCAGGAAGAAGAAGGTCGAGGTTGCTGTAGCGGCCGCCTGGAGCGTCAAGGTCCAGGTGCCGCTGGTGGCATTGACGAGCTTCGCCCGGTAGGTGTTGTCGAGGGTGAAGAGGACCGTCTTGTCCGTGCTCGTGAAGGCCGTGTTGAGCGTCGCGCCACCCAGGGCGGAGAGGCCGTAGCCGGCCAGTGCCGCGGCATCGGCGGCGCTGGTGCCGGTGCCATAGGTGATGACGCCCCAGGTGCCCGCCGTGGTCGTGTTGGTCTTGACGTAGAGGTACTTGCCGGTGCCGGCGGCGATCGTCGTCACGGCGCTGCCGGTGTAGCTCTGGACCGTCAGCGTGAAGGCGCTGGTATTGAAGATGAGGAGGTCCTCGCCCGGGCTCACCTGCGTGGCGTCGGGGAGCTGGATCGTCGAGCCGGCGGCCATCGAGGCGTCGATGATCTTGCTGATGACGATGCCCGCCCCGGCGTAGTTGTACGGCCAGAAGGTGGGGTTGGTGGTCCCGGAGAAGGTCAGCGCCTGGTAGGCATAGCCACTCGGCGGCACCAGGTCATTGTTGAAGACGTCAACGTATCCAGTCATCAGGAGGCTCCATCAGTCTTGCGCTCGGCATCTTCACCCTTCAGGGCGGCCAGCGCACGGTCATACATGGCCTGGAACTCCGCAATCCGCTCTGGCAACTTCAGGAACGGTTGGGCCTCCAGGAGGCAGGCGTAGAGGATCAGGTCCGGGGCGTTCTGCGTCGTCCAGTTGGTCTGGGTGGTGCTCGTCAGCGGATCCGGGCGCTCGTAGTAGCCCAACTCAAACGTCATCGCGGAGGGCGGCGTCGGCACCACGAAGAAGTGCTCGAAGCCGTAGTCGGCGTAGAAGCGGGGGGTGCCCGTCGTCGAGGTGTTGGGCCAGAACTTGCGGCAGTATTCGTAGCTCCGGTCCTTCAGGAAGACGGTGCCCGCCGTCGGGTCCGTGAAGCTGAAGCTCTTTGTCTCCCGCCACCGGGCCGGCTTCGCCATCATGGCACTGCTCGGTGTGAAGGCCCCGGAGACGTACCGTAAGAGCCCCAGGCCCTTCGCCTCCTTGGCGATGCGCGCTTCGGCCAGCATAATGAAACGGTCGATCTGGTCGATGAACGGGACGTCGTACCGCTCGCAATAGACCTGGATGTCGGCCACCAGGCTGTCGTAGGTCATGGCTGCCGCTGTCATGCGATCAACTCCGTATCAGGACGCGGATGGTCCAAGGTGATGTCCTCAGGTTTGCGAGGCGGCAGCCGCCAAGGATCGAACAGATCGATACACTCAGGGCAGTAGTAGTTCTTGTTGTTGGGGTCTTGCTTCAGCTGGTCATAGTAGACTTTGCGCTGGCAGCGGTAGCATACCGCAATCGCAGCAGACCCCTTCAACTTCACAGGCAGGTAAAGGCTCATGCACTGTATCCCCGAATGTTGGGTGCCAGGCGAATCGGCGCGCCGTCCGTCTCGTTCAGCTCGGCCTCACTCAAGTAGTTCTCCGCCGTCTGCGTCACTGCCGTGATGATCGCCGGATCCACTTCTTCCAGCTCAAACGCCAGGCGCACTGCCAGCTGCCAGATGATTGCCTCCACCCACCGCTGCGGCAGTTCCAGCTGCTGAGTCAGCGTGCCCACGTCCTGCACTTGACGGTGCAAGAACAACGTGAGGTGGTCGCTATCGGAGCTCGGAACCGGCCACAAGGTAATCTGCGGAGTGAGCAACTTTTCCAGGTAGTAGTTGGTGGAAGGGCTGCCTTCCTGCCGCTTGTTGTTGATTACAGCATAAACATCCCGGTTCCATTGCACAACCGGCAAGTCCCGCACAGTGGAGGCCACCCGCATGTTGCTGAGCGCGAGTCCGGTGGATTCCACTTTGAACCAGGCATTGCTTGTCGTAACCGGCAGGTCAATCCAGCTCCACACTCCCGCGGTCAGCACCTTGGTCGCCGCAGTCGTCAGCAGCGTGGTGTAGCTAACGTCGTTGCTAGAAGAACTGACGGTCAGTGCCCCGGTGAAACTGGCGGAAGGAAGGATGCCGATGCGGGAAATGTCCGTCGCGGCGATTTGCACCTTGCCGCCATTGGCGGTGGCAGAGAACGTGGCATCAACCAGTTGCGGCGTGCTGAAAGTGACATTCAGGACATCGATGGTTCCCGCGGGGGTGGCATAGGTGGGTTGCCCCGGCACGAGTCCTTGCAGCACAGACTCGATGCACCACAAGTTCAAACCACGACTGGACAAGCTCAGCAGAAGCAGGTACAAGTTCTGCAAAGCAATGTCCACCTTCTCGGGGGTTTGCTTGCTGGGATGAACTCGTACCCGCCGGAATGCGTGCTCCAACACCGTGGCGGTGTCGATTGTGGTAGTCGCGACGGTCCCGGAGGTCGTCATGTTGGGCTACCTCAGGTGTAGAGGATATTGAAATCACCCGCGGACACTACCAGGAAAAGCCCGGCCTTCGCAGCGATGCCCCAGTAGCCGCCGATCGGAACAACATCGCCAGCTGCCATGGTCTTGGAAAACAGAGGGGTGCCGCCGGTGCTGGTACCGTCATAGACGGTTACAGTGCCACCAGTGGCTGTGCAGATTACGCCGAACAACCCAGCGGGGCCAGCGGGGCCAATCTGAACCCCCGCCGTTGCGCCGGATTGCCGGTAGTAACCAATCTTCGGTACAATGCCACTCATGCTCTAACCTCCAGTTAGTTGGGGGCCGAAGCCCCCTGGTTGTTAGGCTTGGTCGACGCCCAGCGCCCCAATCCGCGTCGCATTCGGCCCGCAGCCGATTGCCGGCACCGCGATCGTCATGACAAGGCGCTTGGTGCCGTTGGCCGCCGAGGACGGAGTGTAGCAGCCACGCACATCGGTGGTGGAGGCCGTCGCCGGGGAGGTGGTGTCAGCAGCCACGAAGGTGCCGGCATCAGCCGCCAAGGTGGCGTTCCACTTAACAGAAGTCACGTAGCCGACATCGGTAACCCGCACCGGCAACCCCAGCTTGTCGTTGAAGCCGACCGTCAGGTTGTTGGTGCCGGCCGTCGCATTGGCGTTGGTGACGCTCACCACGGTCTTGAAGGCTTTGGTGGTGGCCACGGTGCTGGTCGAGGGCGCTGCGATGGTCTGCGTCATGCGCTGGCCGTACAGGTCGTAGCCGGTAATGGTGTAGGTGGCAGTGTTGGCGCCAGTTGCCGTGACCGTCACGCAGCGCGGAGTGTCCAGCACATATTCCGTGGTACCGTCCGCACGAGTGCGCGCCGTGACGCCAGTGCCCGCCGTCAGCGTGAAACTGCCGCCAGAGGTGGGGTTCTGGGAAGTCGCCAGGCCAGCGGTTTGCAGCGTGACCGGAGCAACGTCGAAGATGAACACGCGGCCCATCGGGCCAACGCCAAGTTCCATGGGGGAGGGGCCTGCGCTTTGTTGCCCAGCAGTGCCCACATAAACCGGACCCAGGTAGAGGTCGTCAGAGATTTGCATTTTCAAACTCCTTGTGGCTTGAACCACTCAGGTAGAAAGCCCGGGGCCGGTGAAGACCCCGGGGTGAACTCGCGGCTAGGCGAGAGGAGGAGCCATCACATCAGGTGCCCGGGGTACCAAACACAGCCCGCCAGTCGGTCCAGCCAAAGCCGAGGCGCATGGTGGACTTGTAGCGAACGGAGTCGGTCTCGAAGTCGCCTTCCATGCTCTTCTCGATCTTGCGGCGCCACAGCATCTTGAGGCCGTTCTGGGCATCCGTCTGGACGAACCAGGCGGTGGCCGCGGTCAGACGAGAAAGCACCACAACTTCGGACAGCAGCCCCATGGACTTCACGGGGTTCAGGTCGTTGTTGTTGGTGCCGGCGCGGAGGACAGACTTCAGCAGGACTTCGGCCGTCAGCATGTTGCCGGGGGCCACAACCAGCTTCTTCGGGGTCAGGCGGATCTTCTTGCCACGCGGGTCGGCCGCTTGACGAATCTGGATCATCATCTGTTCCAGAGAGGTCTGCGACAAGGCCGCGGAGGTGGCCAGAAGGTTGGACGCCGACGGATCACCCGCCGAAACGGCCAGGGCCGCCTGGTGGTTGTTCACGCACAGCGCAGAGCCGTCACCGCCGACATACGAACCGTTGAAGGCCCGGCTGAGGTGGTTGGCGCCGAGGGTTTCCAGGGTCTCAGTCATGGACTGCGCGAGGTGCTTGGCGAACGTGGAGCCGATGCGGATGTGGTCACCGTCTTCGACGAGAACCTTGGTCAGTGCGAACGCCAGACCATACACGTCATACGTGTAGCGCTTGACGAACAGCTGGCCGCCGGCATCGTAGGTGACGGGGTTGGAGTCGGGCATGATGGGGGCCGAGGACATGCCATAGAGCATCGGCTCTTCGTGGTAGGCGCGGGCGATGCCCGTTTCTTCCGAGAAGATCTGCTTGTACTCGTCGGCACGTTGGTCGTACACACCATCGAAGGCCTGATTGAGAATCGGCTCGACGACCGCCCGGAAGTCGGATGAACGCATGGGGGTTGCCATGGTCTAGCTCCTTAGATCGAGTTGACTTCGGTCAGGATCTGGTTCTTGGCGATCTGCACGCGCAGGATCGGGTAGGAATCAGCCCAACTGTTGTCGACGTAAGGGGCAAGCCCCATGATGCGGAAGTTGCCAACCGCGGCCGCACCCTTCAGGGTGGCGCTCATGTACGAACCGGACACGCCAGTGTTGGCGTTACCAGCCGCGATGACGATGTCGGCAGAGTCACCGGTGGCCGTCACAGCCCAGGAGCCGGTGGCAGCCTGGATCTCGCACTCGAGCAGGGGGTCGAAGGGGACGACGTACCACTCGATGTTGGTCACGCCAGACAGCGAGGCGGGCCAGTACGGGGAGTAGGTCGGTTTGCCGCTGGAATCGGTGTAGCGGCAGCCGTCGAAGATGCCGTAGGCGGCGTCGTTGGCGGCGATGATAGCGGCAATCGAGCCATCACCAACCAGCTTGATAAGGTCGCCCTTATACACAGCCGAGGAGGGAATGCTCGTAAAGCCGGACAGGGTGCGCGTGCGGATGGTCCCGGAGGGGTGGTAGACCGCACGAACGCCAAACGGAGCAGCAGTGGTGCCCATGGTTCAGTGTCCTTTACGAGAAGTGAGGAGTCCGAGCGGGAGGCCGCCCGAGGTTCTTGAAATCACCCTCGACGATGCCGATCTGCCGACCATCGCTGTCTTGTTCCTGCTTACCATGGACGTTCTCACGAATGGCCGCTTCTTGCTCCAGCGGCAGATCGTGGTGATAGATCATCATGAGGTCCTGGTACAGCTGCTCCGGAATCTTGAACAGCAACATCTCGTTGCAGAGAATGCAACCATCGAACTCGCCCCCAGACGCAGTATACTGCGAGCCAAAACCCGGCACTTCGGAAGCCTTCACCGGCACGTAGCCGCGCTGAATCCGCTTGTAGACGGGGTCAGTGCTGTTGGTCGTGCTCAGCCAGCAACAGTGGAAGCCAGGGATGAGCGGGGGAGAGGGTAGAACTTCTTGCACCCAGTCTTGGCGAAGAAGCCGGCGGCGTTCTTCGGCAGAAAGGGCTGCGCCATCTTGCAGGCGCTCAGCATCAGCGGTGTCACGGGAGACGTGAGCCGTCTGGTCAGCGCCACGCTTCAAGCGCTCATCACCAAAGTTGTCATTGCGGGCCATTTTCGTTCTCCTGTGGTTAGCGACCACTGTTGCGGTCTTGGTCAGCATACCGACGGATCATGTCGGCGCGTTTCTTGGGATCTTCCCAGATTCCGGCGTCCTTCATTGCCTGCACACGAGCAGGCGAGAGGCGGAACTGGTTGCTGGGGGTGTTGCCGCCGCCCGGATTACCAGCACCAGAGACTGGCACGCGCGGGGCATCTTGCCCTTGCTTCTCGCGATTATACGCCTTACTGGTCCGGTGTGGCAAGTATTTTCCGATGCGCGCGTCGAGCTCTTCCCAGTACTCCTTGGTGGTCGGATTCCAGCCTTCGCGGACCAGCGAATCGTCGATCGCCATGGTGATGCTCGAGTCCGGGTCCGTGCCGGTCTGGTCATACCACTTGTTGCGGCCGAGCCACTCCTGGGCATGGGACACCAGCCGCGGGTCGAGTGCCCGGGGTTGCTGCCTAGGCGCCGTCATAGCTTGCTTGACTGCCTGCAGCTGATTGTAACGCTGCTGCGCCGCCTGCATCTTCTCCAGGGCGTCCGCATGCAGCTGGCCGTTGGCGGACTCCACGGCCTTGCCGACTTGGTCCTTGTAGAATGCATAGGCATCCGCCGTCTGGCGCATGTCCTCATCCACCCGGGCCATCTCGGCGCCATTGGATTTGCGCTCTACCAGGGACAGCCGTTGAGTCACTTCGTTCAGCAGCGCGTCACGAGATGCCAGTTCACGCTTCAGTGACTCAATGTAGCTCTGCCGGCGTTCCTTGTTCTGCAGCTTGCGTTGGCGGTTGCGCTCGCGGCGGGCCTCGGCCTCTTCCGCGGTTTCCCCGGCCTGCTCAGTTTCGTCGCCGTCCACATGCTGCTCTTCGGACAGACGAGTATCCTGCGGCTCTTCCGCCGATTCAGCGGGCTGCGCTGCCGGGGCCTCCGCAGGTTCCGCCAGACTCAGGCCTTCCACCAACACCGTGCCATCGGGTTGGTCTTTCATTACCAGTTCTTGTGTTTCGTTTGCCATTACGGTCTCCTAACCGAGTTACAGGATTTCCCAGTCGGTAGCCAGCATATCCGTCTGGCTACACAACCACGGAACAACTTGCCCGTCGGCGGTCTTCATGTCGACGTGGGCGTGGTACTTGATGTGGGTGCCTTCGGGGTAGATCCCCAGCAGCGGCGGACGATTGACCTTGAATTCCGAGCCCGGCACCAAGAAAATGAACATGCCCTTGCCATTCCAACCAGCACGAGCAACCCGGAAGCCTTCTTTGAGCGCCTTGAGCGCGTTGCTGAAGTCCATGATCACAGAATCCGGTCAAAGGCTTCGAAGTTGTCCGTGATCGTGCCCTTGACATTGAAGTCTTCGAACACCGCGAACACCGCCATGTCTTCCGTTCCAGGCACCGGCAGTTCAAACCGGAACCCGCCCCACTTCGGCACCACGACGATGTCGCCGATGCCGGCCCAGGCACCTTCCTTCCAGGAATCGCCAGACGCCCGGTCCTTGTAGGCAATGTGGCCCACCTTGACCAACCGTCCGATCTGCGTGTTGCCCTGGTTAAAGTCCCGCGTCTCAGTGGCCAGAAGAATGCCGCCGGCCGTTTTCGTCGCCACCGTGCGCAGCTGCACCAGAATCTGGTTGCCAGCCGGTTCGAACGAAGAGGGTACTTCGGGGAAGTGCTTGCTTACGTACTCGTCTTTATTCACGAGTTCTGCTCCTTATCACGTTGTTCGCGGAAACACTCGTCCAGGATTTCCAAGGCACGATCCAGCCCTTGCCATAACCCAGCGACCCGCCCCATCTCCGCAGGTATCTGCAGAGCGGGGCGGCGCATGCCACCTTCCGCAATGATGGCCTGTTCTTCCTTGACCTTCTGCACGAAGGTCATCAGCATCTGATTGCTCACTTCTTGACTCGGCCACCGCACTTCTTGCCTTCGGCCTTGTCTTCCGCCTTCAGCATTTTCTTGATGAGCGCCTTATCCTGGGCTTCGTCACTGTGCACAGCGCCGCCCTTCTTGTAGGCCCGCAGGCCGGGCTGGGCTTGGCCAGACTTCGTTTTCGCGAGTACAGACATGGTGTGTCCTTTCTGAATGGCTATGCTGCGAGTAACATGAACAGCGCAATCTTGCGCTTCTTTTTCAGGGCTTTCTTCCGCTGCTTGGCGGCTTCCCGTACCGCCGTGAAGTCTATCAACTTGCTGGCTACGCTGCCGCCGATGCCGGTCAATGCTTCCGGCAGAGGCGCAACATCACGCAGCAAATCATACGCCGTTTTCGTCTCCGGCGCTGGCGTAATGAGCAGCTTCGGCCATTGGATAGGCTGGCTGCGTTCCCGCTGCAGCCGCACCTTCTTCGGGGCAGGCTGCGCCTTCGCTGCTACCTCCAAACTCACCTGCATGGGCTCAGCCGCCTTCTCCTTCTTGGCGGCGTCTGCTGCAAGGGACTCTTCCTGCAGCTTGTACACCCACTCCCGCACAACGCCAGAGCGTCCCCCGATCTGGCTAATCTGAAACGCCAGAGGGTTGACTTGGAATGCGTTGGCCTGGAAAGCGGAGATCACGCAGGCACCTTCTTGGTCAGCGTGGCGATGAGGTCCGTCGTCACATTGATGGAGTGCGCCATCAGGCTCATCTTCACCTCCATCGTCCGGAAAGCGACGTAGGCGTCATTGGGGTCGTGCGTGCCGGCCAGTACGTAGTCAAAGTCGCAGGTGTAGCCGGCGTGCGGCGCATTGACGTCACGCCAGGCCTTCTGCAGGTAGAAGTAGGTCCAGGAGCACACCGGCGGCCACTGGTGTGTCGGGTCACCGTACGCGCGCTCATGGCTCCAGTGCGGGGTGATGATGCGGGCCTGTGCCCCGGGCTTCAGGACCCGATAAAGGTTGTTGAAGAAGTGGATGCGCTCGGCACCTGTGAGGTGCTCCAGGAAGTGGCTGCAATGCACTTCATCGACGGAGTCGTCATCCCAAGGGAAGACGTAGCGCAAGTCTGCGACAACATCCACCCCCTCGAATTGAATGACATCCACGCCGGTCCAGGGATTCACCTCGTCCTTGATTTTGTTCTTCCCACAGCCCAGATCCAACCTCAGCATCTCAATGCCCTCCTGTCGTTGTGTGGCCACACTGCTGGCACTGCGACCAGCCTAGCCCGTACTTCAAGTTTGTCGATCCGCACTTCTCACACATGGCGCTCACCAGGTTGTGTCAGGGGGGCCGAACTTGCCCTCCAGGTCATAGTGGCCACTGAACACGTCGCAGGCGACGGCGCAGCGGTAGCCGTACTTCCGGGCCTCACTCCAGAAGGCAAGGTCCTGTGTGCCGACGCCTTCCTCGGCACTAGCCTTGGTACGGAACAGGGGCCGCACGATGCGCTTGTCCTTGAACATCTCCATGCGCCAGACCGCGAAGCCCATGCCGGTGCCGACGCACTCTACCAGCTCACCGTGCCGCGGTAGTTGGGGCCGGTAATTGGGCTGGTCAGCCGCACGCGGATCACCCCATATTTGGGGCTGACCACCCTCACCCTTCGTGTAGTAGAGGGCGGAGATGCAGGAGAACTCCGGGCGCTGCTCCATGTACTTGAGGAGCTTGATAAGGCCGTCAGGCTCGACTGTGTTGTCATGTTCGATCGTGCAGAGATACTTGAACTTGGACAGCTCCGGGTGGGCCAGGATGTTCTCGATACTCTGGCTATAGGCTTCGCCCACCTCCATGCCGAGCGCCCACATCCGGAACACTTTGCCGTTCGGCGGCGTGATGAGGTTCCACCAGGTGGCCACGCACTTGGTCGGCACGCTGCCGAAGGCTGGGATCAAAATAACGGTGGAAAGGTCCTTGTAGGCGCCCTCAGCATTCAGGCGACGGATAGTGTCGTCCATCAGTGCGTTGTGTTTGCCAAAGTCGGGGGCTACGATTTGTGGCGTCATGCAGTCATCCATGAAAGGTTGGTGGAAAAACCGGTACTGCCCGACGGCACCCAGATGCGGCGCGTCGGGGCCTGGAAAATCTGCCAAGGATTGTTGGAAAGAGCCGCCAGTTCACTGACACGTAAGTTTCTGGAAAACAGAAAGGCGAATGTGTTCTGCCCCGTTAGCTGCGTAACGCCATCGTCCCGCCGACCGATACGAATTCCTTTCGTGTTCGCAGTTGCCGCGCCAAATCCGGAACCCCCCTGCGTAATCGAGGTCTGTTCCACCCCATTGACCAGCGCAATGTGTGTGCTTTCAATCAGTGCGCCAGTAGATGCAATCGCTAACGTGCTGAACGCCCCGGCGGAAGGAAGCGTCGTATTGAGCGTGTAAGATCGGTTAAGGGTAGCGTTTGATCTAACTAGCACGAACTTGCCGCTTGTAGTATCGACGTAAACATCGAACGGCGTATTCGTCGCAGCGTTTCCTGATGCTTTAGAGATAGGGCATCGATATGCGCCAGTTGTTGCATCCAGAACACCGCCCCACACCAACGAGAAGGCGCCCGTCGTGTTCCACGCATTGTTGTTGGCAAAATCAAGATACGACGTACCGGAAATGTACGGTCCAACACCATTTTTATTCACCCTGCGAGACGAGACCCCGGAATTCGTTGCTACCGTTCCAGTTACTATGTCCTGGTCATATACGCCACTGTAGGCAAACACAAGTCCCCTAGTAAGTGGGTTAGACCAGTCAATTCCCACTCCAGCCGCCGGCTGGCTTACCCGTTGCTTAGACCGAAGGCGTAATGCTTGGGGCATTATGCGTGGGGTCCATCAGTGAGCGGCGTAATCTTCAGCGTCCAGCCTGCTGTGATCTGTACGCCGCAGTTATTCACGAGATAAAACTCGTACTCCTGTCCGCTCTTGGTCGTTGGCAATTCGACCGGGCCGATGTCCAGCGAATAGTCCGTCGCCGCGCTCATGCCAGTGCCGGTGGTGAAGCTACCCAGGTTGTGTCCGATCCAGTTGGCGGTGACTGCTGGGTTGTCGCCCGTGCTGTCGATGTTCAGCAACCGGGCCTGAAGCTGGATTCCTCCGGTCGTGATCGTCCCTGACGGATACTGCATCGTCAGCACAAACGCAGCCAGCGGCACATCGTCGGTGTTGGTGAAGGTAGCTGCATCCGCCGCTGCCGAGTAAGTGCCCGCCGTTGCGGCTACCGCAGAAGTACCGCCACCAGCCGATACCGTGGTCTGTGTGCCAAATTTACGGATTGCGTCGTTGGTTGCGATAGTCATGGCTTACACCCCGAGCAGGGTATCGACCGCTGCATTGACCGCTGTCTGCACGGAAGCATCAGATGCTCCGATGATTGCGCCCACAGCCGCTGCGCTGTAGTCGGCGAGGATGTAGTTGAGGATCAGCCCGACATAGGCATCTGGGTTGCCCAACGCAGCCTTAGCCCAGTCGCGTTGCGTTGCTGTCGTAGCACCCTTAGCCAGGGCATTCGCCTTGACGCAGATGGCGACGGCGATCTTTTGCAGCAGGGGCGCCGCAGCCGCGCCGCCGCGCAGGGCATGTAGTTCTTCATAGGTGGCCATGTCTTTACTCCTTAGTCAGTTTGCATCATCTGTAAGTACATCATATTGTGAGAAGCGGAGGAAGAGATGTTACCCAGATTGAAGGACGCCGTCGTCCCGCCGCCTACCGTTGAAAATGATCCGATGCCACGCTGTAGTTGCACCGAGGCGACTGTCGCACCACCCAGCGTTCCGATACCGGCGTTGAGCTGAGACACACCAAGCGGGGAGAACGCCACGATATTTCGTAGCCCAATGGTGGTGCCTGCCGCCTGGGTAGCGGTGCTGGAGGACATGCCGTAAGCAAGCCACCATAGCCCGGCGCTAAGCGTCGTGGCAAAGGGGAAGTCGATGGCCTTCAGTGCAGTGAATGCCGTTGCACTGGTGGAGTTCTGGTTGATAGACGCGGCGCTGGACGAGTAATCTTGCGTGAAGCCCACCGTGCCGGTGCTGTGCGGAAAGGTGTATCGGTTCGAGTAGCTGAACTGCGTGCTGTTGGCGGCGCAGGAGATGTTGTTCGAGAACGCCTCGGTGTGCGCCGTCGAGAACACCGACTGCAAGGACAGCGAACTGGCCCCCGAGCCTCGCGAGTAGAGGACAAAGTTGTGAGTCTTAGAGTATCCACAACTGAACTGCGTATTGCCGGTTGTCGCTGCCGTGGTAGAAGCCGTTAGCGTCACACCAGACATAATCAGGCGGATGAAGTCACACGACACGTTTTCATTCACCATGAATGGCACAACGTGCGAAACACTCTGTGAAATGCCGCCCATACTTACAGCGCCCACTACGCTAGGCACGTTGGCGTAGTAGCGCAGCATTACCCCACCGCCGGGAGCCGCAGCAGACAAACTCAGCGTAAAACCGTTGCTCGCCGAGGCAGTAGTCCCTGTCAGGTTCGTGAGGGCGAGGGTTGGGTTGCCGTGACTGTGACTCGACTGCGCAGCCGTAGTCAGGTACGGCGTGAGGTCCGGGCCTTGAATTACGATCTGGTTGCTATTGTTCTGACTGACGGTGACGTTCTGGCTGCCGTTGATGCCGATGGTCGCCGAGGAACTGGACCAAGACGTCCCTGTAGTGCCGACCGTCCCCAACTGCACGACATTGACACCATCGCCTGCCCCACCACCAGCCGGTACGCCCAGGCTAATGGTGTTGCCATTGACACTCATTGACAAAATGCCTGTGACGCTCAGGCTCGAGGTCGCAGGGACGCTAAACTTGAACTGCTGCCCGGCGCTGCTGGCAATAGTAATGGCGCCACCACCCTCGAGGAAGTTGGCGGTGCCGGAGGTGTAAGTGGCCTCACTATTGGCCGCTGCAATACCACCACCTGCGCCGGGCGCGGCTGCGCTCAGGCTCAGCGTGAAGCCGTTACTGGCGCTCGCCGTCGTGCCGGTGAGGTTAGTCAGGGCCAGTGTCGGGTTGCCATGCGAGTGCGTGCTGTTGGCTGCCGTGGTCAGGAAGGCCGGGAAGTTGAGGCTGATGCCGGAGCTGTTGATCGATGCCGAGACCCCATTGGCCGTCAGGGCAGAGTTGAGGCCAACGAAGTTGCTGCCTGCGTTACTGGCCATGGCCGTGGTCAGGTAAGCCCCGGCGCTTTGCAACGCGGTGGTGATGTTGCTAGCGAGGCCGAAGGTGATCGTACTGGCGTTGCTGCTGGCGGACAGGCTGGAGCCGGCGACGAAGCTCATCGTGCCGCTGGAGCCGTTGAGTTGCGCCACCGCCGGCTGCACGGTCTGGACGGGCCAAGTGGCGGTCGCCGTCACTGTGCTGCCGTTGAGTCCGAAGCTGACATTGTTGCTGTTGCTGAACACCGTCGCGCCCGGCACCGTCGGCACGGTGTAGCTGCCTACCACACTGCCGTTGGTGGTGTAGAAGTGCATGCCGTTGGAGCTGCCCAGCGTCAGGGTGCTGAAAGCGAAGCTGCCATTCGACCCCGACACTGCCACCGGTTGCGTTGTCTGTGCGGGTACGGATAGGCTCAGGTTGCCGCCGTTCTGACTCATACTCAGAGCACCGACAGCGTTGAGGCCCAACGTGCCTGTATTGATGACCGAGAAGCCGGTGCCGTAACCGTTGCCGGACGGATTCACTGCGTCAATGTGGTGCCCATCGAAACTGATGATGGCCGTCTGGCCGTTGTTGGTCACCGTGACGCCACCGGACCCGGACAACCAGACGCTGCCCGAGGTGTAGGTGGCATTGCCGGCGATGATGGCGCCAGGGCCTGCCCCGCCGCCTGCGGGTGCCGACATGGTGACGGTGGAGCCAGTCAGCCCCATCGTCACGTTGCCGGAGCCGTTGCTGTTACCCGCCCAGACTATGGTTTGCGTGCTATTAGCGGTCAGTACGCCGAAGACCGCCGGGTTGTACCCGTCACCGACTCCGCCGCCACTCGGCACGCCGAGGCTGATAGTGTTGCCATTCACCGACATGGAGAGTATGCCCGTGACGCTCAGGCTTGATGTCGCGGGGACTGAGATGCCGAACACTTGCCCCGGCGCGCTTGCTACAGTCACCGCACCACCAGCCTCCGTGATATTCACCGTGCCTGAGGCATATGTCGTCTGGCTATTAGCTATAGCTACGCCACCGCCACCCCCGGCAGGCACAGAGATAACGACGGAGCCACCGGACATGCCGACGGAGGCGACACCCGCACCCTGGAAGCTCAGGGACCGAGCATCAACGGTGCTGCTGCTAGACTGCCCAGTGGTGTTGCTGGCAGCGTAGAGGCCAAGTGTCTGAGCCGTCTGCGCGGGCACCACCGGGACGGTGTAGCTGCCCGTCATCGTCTGGCCGTTCATGCCGAAGGCCAGCCCGTTGCTGTTGGAGAAGATGACGGTGCCGCTGGTGGCCGTGCCGCCCGCTGCGCCGATGCCGCTGATGCCTGTTTG